TTGCTACCAAAGTTGCTCTGTTATTAATCCCACCAACCCAAGCATATCCACTTGCTAAAGATGCTGTGAAAGTAGCTGTTGTGTTTATTGAACCTGCCGATGATGATATAAGTAATGTATTCTTTAAAGATGCCGTATAAGATTCTAATCCTGCTATTTCTAATTTGATAGAACCAGTTGCAGTGTTTAAAGATGCGGTTGTTTGTAATAATCTATTAACTAAATTTGCATCGGTAGATGTACCGCTTGTGCCAGATGTACCACTTGTGCCGCTTGTGCCAGATGTACCACTTGTACCGCTTGTACCAGAAGTTCCTGATGTACCTGCTCCAGACGTTCCTGAAGTTCCAGATGTACCAGATGAACCAAATAATGTACCATCCAATCCAGATGTACCAGATGACCCAGATGTTCCTGATGTCCCAGATGTTCCCGATGTGCCGCTTGTACCACTTGTGCCAGAAGTTCCCGATGTACCAGATGTACCAGCCGTACCACTTGTTTGAATACTTCCAGAAATCAAACTCCACCCAATACCTCCATCAGATGAATCGTAAACTAATACTTTATCTGTGTTATTTTTTAAGGATAGTGATGCTGATGTAAATTTAAAACTACCAGAAATCAATGCACTACCAGTAAATTGTCCACTAAGTGTGCCTTGTAATGTTGATAGATTAGATACCGATGCTGAAACAGCTCCGAATGAACTGGATATGTTTTCCAATTCGGTTAGATTGGCATCCATTTCAACCGCCGTTATAGGCGAGCCTTTCGTAAGTCTTTTAGTTATTGCCATTTTATATTATACTTGTAAATTTCACTTTATTATACAAGTAAATATAAATATTTGAAGAAATAGAGAATAGTTGTACTAATTAGTTTTACTTTCTTTAATTCCGTATGTTTTTTTAAGAATCTCTGGGGATAATTTAATTTCTTCTACATTTTTAATACCAGACATATTATATGTTCTGTATAATTCGGGTTCCAATTTGTATATCGCTCTATTTTTAACTTTAGAACTAAAAATTTGAGTACCTCTTAAATCTGATTCTATACATAAATCTTCTAATTTAGTATATTTGTCAAAATCTTCGGCTTTCAATCCTTTTTTAAGTACACTCTTTAACCAAATAAAAAATATACTTGGTTGCATTTCACTAATTTTAAGTGCAATTAGTTTTTTATCATATATCCCTAAACAAAATATTAATGTAGCGCTTGAACCAGATAAAGTTTTCATTTCTCCATCCGAATAGGTATATGAATTTATTTTATATAGATTTCTACCTCTCAACTTAGTTTTCCCAACAGCTTTGTTTTCTAAAATATAAGGTATAAATCTTTGATAAGTTTGCATTACTATAATTTATTTAACTTTGGTATTTGCATTTTAGAACTATTCACTTTAGGAATATTAAATGGAACTATTTGAGGTGCCTTCTTTACATAAGTATTCATAATGTGTGTAAACTTATCATGCATAGCATCTAATGTAAAGTTTTGTAATGTACATTCTCTAAGTCCTTTAGATTTTTCTAAATAACCATCGTAATTGTTATATACATCATAGATTTTATTTGCAGCCGCACTATAATTTACAGTAAACCATTGAGCTTCTTTCATACAAAATTGGTCAGCTGCTGATTCATGTACCGCAGTTAGCGAACCTTCCAATAAAACTGAATGTTCTATTGGTAAGAAATCGGTTTGGCCACTCCAACCACTAGCTATAATTGGTTTACCTGTCAAAGTAAACTCAGCCATCGGTCTACCATATCCCTCACCTTTAGCAAATGAAATCATTGCTTTAACTTTAGGATGATGATATAAGTTGCTCATATCAGCTTCTTCCATATCACCATGCAATAGATATACAGATGGACATTTATCTCCAAATGATTTTAATACCCCTTCTAATTTTTCTCTAGTAGCTTCTCTATCAATTACACTAAATCCAGCATGCGATGTTTTAACAATAAGACCTGGTCTTTTATCTTTTGGTAAATATTGGAATACGGTAGCAAATGTTTTAATTGCCATACCAATATCTTTTCTATCTTGTCCTAAATCTCCTTTTAACCAATGTCCTACAATTAGAAAGTTAAAATCTTCTTTTACATTTGCTAATACATCTTTACCACTTCCCTTAGAAAATATTTCAGTATCAACTCCTTCAAAAAGAACTTCGATTGGAGTGTTTGTTTTAATCTCACCAACAATCTGCCCAGTTGCTTGGTCTTTTTGCTGATATACAGTTCCACCTAAGTTTTGTTTTGTGAAATTAGATGGTACAATAATTAAATCCATTTTGTTAGAACCATCAATAAAATCTTTTGGTGCTATTGTAGTTTCAACACCAGCAGTTACACCAATGTTATAATGTCCTTTTGGTTCAAATTCATTTGCTACTGAAACTTGTACGAACACATCGGGTTTTTGTTCTATGGCTGTAATAACTCTTTCCAACATCCATCTTCCGAATTCAGTTGTACCATCTACTTGGTTTTGTGGAGTATTACCCCATCTTAAAGGTATAATTTTAATATCATATTTATCCATCTTGCGTAAAGATTTCATCAAATCTCTACAATGGTCACCATAACCACTACGAGTGAATATAGGTCCTTGAAATACTAATGTTGGTTTCATTTTATAACTAATTATTTTATTTTAAATACTTCGAATCTTTCTCTTGGTTTCCAATTTTCAAATGTAGATTCCAATCCATCCATTAAAGTTTGACACATATTTGTATGTGTTAATCCCATTTCGCCAACGAATGCCTCTCTACCCACTAATGCGTTTGCTTTACGGACTTCTTTTGGTGTGTTATACATTTTCTCAATTGCGTCTGCAACATCCTCTATATCAACTCTATCATCCCAAATATAAGGTGTCGGAACTGAACCTGCTAATGCCAATGCTCTACTCCATACCGGCAATGCCCAAGGACCCGGCTTAGCTTTACCTTCCCACTCTCTCCATTGGTGAAGTGAACCAATCTTAATGTAATCTTCTGCAGTTAGCATATTACCTTCAACTTTAAATCCACATTGGTCTTGCAAACCACCAGTTACGTTTACAATGATTGGAGTTCCAGCCATTACCGATTCTGCAGTTGCCAATCCAAATCCTTCATTGTTAGCTATGTTCATTGTTACATCTGCTATATTATAAATAAGATTTAATTCCTCCTGAGGTCTTCTCTTTTCTGAAAATATAATATTACATTCAGGTGCCATTACATCTATTACCGCATGTAAATCAGTTCCATTTTCATCAACCGGTTGCGTATGCATTACTAAACAAACTTTCTCTGCTTTTTCTTTACCAATCCTATCACAAAACTTTTTAAATGCTACGATAACATCTGCAGGTTGTTTTCTTCTAATATTTCGATTACTCCAATATAGTACAAAATCATAATCCTTACCACCTAAAATTTCTTTACGGAATTCGGCAGGTACATCAGTTGGTTTATATACATTTGTATTAATACCATGTGGTACATAACTTACTTGCCAATCCTTTTTAGGTTTCCAAGTTGGTTTTGTATCTAATGCTGATAATCTTTTAATGATACCATAGGTTTGTCTAGAAATGCAACCAATCCAATCACAACTCTCATAGTAGTTACGATTATATAATGGGTCTGGTAAATCATCCCAAATTGCGTAGAATAAAAGTGGAACATTCTGTCTGATTTCATGTTCAATATCATACAACCATGTCCAATAACGAGGGTCAGTAAAGTGTAAGATGGCATCAGGTTGTTCTGAATTAATTAATTGTCTAATCAAATCAGCGTTACCATAACCATTCCAAGGAAGTATTTTAACATTAGCATCAGCTATACCATATGTTTTTTGAATATCTTCACTAACATCTAAAACCTTACCAGCTTCAGGATGGTTAATTGCTGCTCCTACCTGAAACCAATCGTATTTATGTACTGTACCAAGTACTAATTCTTTTGACACAGTAGCGATACCACTTGCCATTCTTAAATCATCCGAAAGTAAAAGGATTTTCTTTTTTGCCATAACTTATTTTGTTTCTTAAAATTGTGAACCTGAAATTTGTAGTTTCAAGTATTCGTTCATTTCTTCTCTAAATTCGATATCAGTAACATATCTTTCTACTGTTCTATTGACCAGCTTTTGAAGTGTAACATCGGATGTAAAAGAAACCTTTTTGAAACTTGAATATACATCTTTTAGTATTTTCACCGTTGTCAGTTTTGTGTTTTCTCCGTTCATTGTAATATATTTATATATATAAGTATAATAAAATAAAAAAAACATAAAATTTATTTTGTAGCCTTTTTATCACATATTCCCCTATTACCAAACTCACAGAACTTACAATTCTTTTTTGCTGCACCTGGCACTTTTGGAAATTCAATATCTTTAAACTTACCCTCATCATCAAACACAGTATTAATAAACTGCATAAACTCATCGTACACTTTTGTTACAGTCGGTGAGCCATGTGCTGGGATATGCTTTGATACATGCGGAATTGGAAATGCCGAATCTTCCGGTAACTTTCTACGAAGTATTTGATACTCTACTTTAATTTTATTTAAAGGAATATTAAATAACTCTGAATAATATTTTTTGTATAAAAGGATTTGCGAGTTCTTCATCTTATCAGCTTTTTGATACTGATTCCATCCCATAGTGGATGTCTTAAGGTCAATAATGATAATTTCATTAGATGCCAAATCTCTAATAACGATATCTATGAATCCAATAAAGTGTACACCTGTTTTAATAGTTGCATTCAATGGAATTTCAATACCTACTAATTCAAATCCACTCTTAGAATAGAATTTGTGCATATGCTTATCTAACCAAGCTAAGATTCTTCTACCATCACCATAGAATTCTTCTAATTCAATTTGAGTACAAGGAGTTCCTTCACTCATCTTTTCGGCTTCGCTTTTATAAGCCTCTCTCATTCTTTCCAATAAGAGTTTATCTTTGTTGATTTCATCAGCCTGCTTTTTAGAAACACCATACATAACCGAAAGGTAATGTTGAATTGTTTCGTGCATAGCAGTTCCAAATATTGTATGGATGTTAGATGAACTCTCACCTAACTTATCTATGTAATTTAACTTATATTGATGCGGGCAACTACTCCACATAGAGTATTGCGAAAATGATACTTTTGCCATTATGTTTATTTATATAAAGATACGAAAATTATCCCAATAAACCAAATTAAACTTTGAGTTTTAATTTAGTAATTTGCTTTGGGTCAGTACCATAATTCTCTGCGATTTCCTTTATGTGCATTTTACCGCTTGTAGTTTCATAAAGGATTTTAAGATATTCTTCTGATTCGGTTTCTGATACCTCATAGAATTGTGCAACTAATTTTACAACCCAATCTTCATACTTTTCAGATGAAGCAGGTTTCATATACTTTAAGAATGCTCTTGTTTTTGGAATCAATCCTATCAAACATAAGTACATCGCTTTAGGCGGTGCCTCCTGAATGTAAGGTTGTATATCTGCAATTAATTCTATCCACTCAGGTTTCATAGAAAGAAAACGGAGTATCATATAGTTACTCCATGTCTTTTTATCACTCTCATCAAGTGTATCCCAATACTTTGGGTCTTTCTTATCACAAATTGCGTTTAGATGGTCGAATAATGTTTTAGCCATATTATGCTTCTTCTTCTACTTTTAGACCCGGAGGTAATAAATCATTTAATACTTCACCACAATCCCCACAAAGGAATAACTCTACGGGTAGAACTTCATCTTTTGTCTTACCAGTTAATAACTTTGAAATCTTACGAAATCCAAACCCTTGTACGAAAATTTCACCACCACACTTCTTACATGCAATTGCTTCGGTTTTCTCTAATGAAATTGGTTTTTCTTCTTGTCCTCCTATTGGTTGTCCACCTGCTCCTAAAATGTTAGCCATTATATAATATTTAAAATTTGAATTAATGTAGCTGCTGCGATAATTTCTTTATCAATTGCTACTGCTGATTTACTTACACCATCTCCTAATAAAAGAATAATGTTAGCTGTATTCTCTCCACCATACTCATCTACCTTATCATATAACATTGTATATAAATCAGTAAAGTCCGTAACTTTAGAATCAATGAGAGCCTGTCTTACTTTCATATATTTGTTTCTCTTATCATCCGAAGATTTTAAGATATCAATAATTTTATTTCTATAATCGTTCTCTAATAGATTTTGTACATCCACTTTTAACTTACCTTTGTTGGAGTTCAATTGGCAAGTATTAATAATCTTACGAATATCAGGATAAGATGCATCAATAATTGGAACTAAATCCTTAACTTCAAATTCAATCTCCTCATTCTTTAAGATTTTACTAATTTGCATAGCAACATCCTTTTTAGTTGGAGGTACAATTTGAAATGATTGACACCTACTTTGAATCGGGTCAATTACTTTCTCAACATAGTTACAAGTTAATATGAAACGGCAATGTGCCGAAAATGTTTCCATTAAGTTTCTTAATATAGCTTGTGCGTTGTGAGTCATATAATCAAACTCATCCAATATAATAATCTTAAATGGTTTGAATCCCATTGAAGATGCAAAGTTAGTTACTTTGTTTCTTACGGTATCTACATTGTTCTCCGAAGATGCGTTGATAATCATATAATCACACTCAATTGATTTTATAATTAACTTTGCTAATGTAGTTTTACCAGTACCAGCTTTTCCGTACAAAAGTAAATGTGGAATTTCACCTGTTTCTAAGTAACCTTCTACTTTTGATTTTAGATGTTCGTTACCTACATAATCAACAAGCTTTGATGGGCGATACTTCTCTACCCATAAATTATTATTTATCTTTTCTTCCGTTTGTTCTATAAACATATTTTATTTTTTATTTTCCTGTTGAACCAAATCCACCTTCACCTCTTTCAGTATCCGATAACTCATTAGCTTGTTCAAACTCAATTGGAGGATGTGGAATAATCATAATTTGTGCAACTCTATCACCTACTTTGTAGAAATCATTTGGTTGTATTTCTTTAACTTTCATCTCATCATACATTGCCTCACCACCAAATAGTTTATTGAATGTAGCTTGTAATTCTCCTCTATATCCACTATCAATTACACCAACTGAATTACTTAATTGTAAACCAGTCTTTCTAATTGATGAACGAGGGAATACTAATCCTACAAATCCGTAAGGTATTTCCAATGCAATTCCCAATCCATATGTTATTTGAGTTGGAGTATCTGATATAATTGATGTTGCTATCACATCCATTCCAGCATCTCCATCTTTTGCATAAGATGGGATAATTGCGTTTTCATTAAGCTTCTTTATTCTCACTTTCATTTTCTAAATTTTCTTGTTCTTGATTAGCTCTATTTCTTAAATCTATACCAATTTGTGTTAATTCTCTAGCAAATAATTTAAATAATTTATCTTTATGTCTAAAAGTTATATAAGAATTATTATTATTTGTTAATGTAAATGTAACGCTTGGTGGTTCATCCGATGAATCATTTTCATTTGTCCAAGCAAATACTTGTGCATCATCTTCATCAAATTGATAACACCACTCACAATCTTTGTATTCTTTTTGAGTAATTGTTAAAAGTCTTTCTTTTAACTCATCATCAGATACATCCGATGTTACTATTGGTTCTTGAATTTGTTCAGTTTCTTCAACTATTGGTTGTTTTGTTTTTTTACTTTTTGCCATAATTTTATATTTTATCTTCCTACTTCTGATAGGTATTTATCTTTCATTTCTTCCCAACTAATTCCAATAGCATCTATGTAGAATAAGTGTTCAGGTTTAATTCTTCCTTCATCATGTAATTTTGTATATCTACTGATTGCATGTTTCTTCCACCATTTGTTGATGTATTCAGTACCTTGCTTAAATTTATCTTTGATGATTAATTTATCTTCGGTAATTTCGTTACGAAGGAATTCGTTTCCGTTTTCATACATCATAGCGAAGTACACACCTCTTTTAAATCCGTGATGGTATTCAGTTGCTTTAATACCACACTCTTTAAAAATCTTACCTAATATCTTTTGTTTGATACCACTAACAGGTCCGTTTCTATCATATCCCATATTAGCACCATTACGAGCTCTTTCTTCGGTAATGTTTTCCGCGTACCAATCTGCATGATTTTCTTTAATCCATTGATGCCACGGGTCATAGAATTTATCATCCGGCTTCAAACTAATCTTACCAGCTGATTCACCTAATGTTTTAAACAAAGGGATACCATTATATTGAGAGTGGATACCATACAAAGATGTTGTACCTACCGCAATCAATACGTTTTTATACTTCTCTTTCCAATATGCTCTAACCTCCGGTGTAGTTGTCATCATAGCGATTAACTTACCACCCAAGAAGTTATAACCTAATGGTTGAGTACATACAATAGTAGAAGCGATAGTAGTGTTATTCAACTTACCATCAACAAATTTATTATCCTTAGTCCAACCAATGAAGTTATCTCTAACTCCCATAGCGGTTACATCGGATGCTAATGAAATTTGTCCTAATAGTTTTCCACTCACTCTATCCTTTACATTAATCTTTACATTACGACCAGGGTTTGCTGTAAAATCCATTGTGTGAATCATACGTCTTACCGCTGCCCATTTAGTAGATTCTTTAGGGTCATCAACAATTTCAACGTAAGGGTCTAACGATTCAATTTCTTTTATCGTTAGCTCCTTATTGTTGATATCAGTTGGTTTCCATTGAGAATCATAATAAGATGCTATTTGGGCTTTTGCTTGAATCATTGTAGGTTCTTGCAATTCTACCCACTTCTTATACAATGTTTGTTCTTGAACAGACATCGTCATAAGGTA